AAACCGAAGCAAAATGTCACTTACAATTAAACGCTCAAAGGACAATCGCGTTGTGAAGTGTATTCTTCACCGCGTTGCAGACATTCCCGGCGGTGTGACCGTACATGTGGCAAATCTTGGCGGTTCGGCATTGTTTGAGGGAACGCCCCTTGCGAAAGGTGAAAACGGCATGTACGAAGTGTGCAAGACCGCACAGATTATCACCAACGCAACCAACACCGCGACCACATACGAGGTTGCCAAGGGACATCACTTCAAGGTCGGTGACTATTTCGCCGTTGGCAACAACAACGGACAAGCCATCACCGCGATTGACAAGTCCAACGCCGCCAAGGATGTCATCACCCTTGGCACTACCATTGGCGCGGCTGTAACGGCGGGCGCGGTCGCATTCCAAACCACGGGTGCGAACAAGACCGTCAAGAACACCCCCGTTGCCATTGCGGGTTCAAACATGGATGTCGAAGCCGACACCAACTTGTTTGTTGACGCATGGGTGATTGGCGTTGTCCGCGAATCCAACGCCCCGGTTGTGACAGATGCCGCCAAGACCGCCTTGAAAGGCATCATTTATGTTTAACCATTAACACCATCAAGAAGATATGCAGAAATCGCTAATGATTGGGTTGAACGAAAAGGATATGTCGGCGGTTATCCACACCTATGACTTGAAGGATTATTATTATCCTACCTTGTTCCCCCTCAAAGAAACGAACCGTCTTGATTGGAAGATGCTTGAAGCCCAAGCAGGCTTGAAGATTGCCGCCGACCTTGTATCGCGTGGCTCTACCATCCCCCGCAAGACCCGTGAAGCCATTGCCCGCATACAAGGTGACATCCCCAAGATTGTAATCGCCCGCGAGAAGAACGAGGATGAATTGACAGAGTATGACATCATGGTCGCTTTGTCATCCAACAACCCCGACTTGCGCGCCCTTGTCGAGTTTTGGGCAGAAGATACCAAGTATTGTTGGGATGGCGTTGCCGCCCGTCTTGAATGGATTGCCTTGAAAGAAATTTCGCTTGGCAAGGTGACTTTCACCACATCCAACAACGCGGCAATCGTGAGTGAATACAATGTCGATTATCTGATTCCATCGGATAACAAAATCGGCGTTGGCACGTCCTATTCATCCGGCACATCGGCACACCCGTTGAACGTTGACTTCCCCGCCGCCTTGAAGAAAGGCAAGCAGCTGTATGGCGCGAAGTATCAGTTCGCATTTATGAATGTTGACACATTCAATAAGATGGCCATGCAGGAAGAAGTCGTGAAGCGTTGCGCAACCGTTGTCGAGAACATCACAAGTGCGCAGGATGTCCCAAGCCTTGAAGCCGTGAACGCTTATCTTACCAAGAAGAAAGAGACGTTCAAGGGCTTGCAGATTGTCCTTATTGACCAAGACATCACCCTTGAACTTGCCGATGGCACACGTCAGACGGGCAACCCGTTTGAGGATGATGTGATTCTTTTCAGCGAATCGAAAGTCCTTGGCAACACATGGTGGAAACGCCCGATTGATGCCAAGAAGATGCCCGGTTCTGTTGCCGAAAAGGTCATGCACGGACACACCCTTGTCAAGAAGTTCAGCAACGAAGAACCCGTCCAAGAGGTTACGCAGGGCATTGCAAACGCATTCCCCGCATGGAATCTTGCCGGACGTTCCGTTCTCATGCAGACGAACGCAACGACTTGGAACAAGAACTAACAACCCGGCGGGCGGCGGCATGGAGTTGAAAGCCCGTGCAATTTGCCGTCCGCCCTTTTCGCTAACAAGATATGACGAACAAACAATACTTGACAACCACCTTGAACGGTTTGAATGTTTCGGCGGATGACATCGAAATAATCATGTTGAAAGCCGGAATTGATGCCGATTCCAATGCAGACACCGGGAGTTGCGACAATGCCGTTTACAACCGTATGTCGGTAGTTCTGAAAGGGATGACGCAAAACGTGACCGAGGGCGGATATTCCGTTTCGTGGAACATGGATGCCGTCAAGTTGTATTACAACGCCCTTTGCAACGAACTTGGCAAGGAAAATGTGTTGTTTTCCCGTCCTAAAATCCGCAACAAATCAAATGTTTGGTGATATATGGCATTCGTGAAGCAATATCCGCATTACATGTTCACGGCAACACCCGCCCAATCCGAACAGAACGAAAACGGTGATTTCCCGGTTCAATCCCCGGACAACACCTTTCTTTCGATGTGCAGGGAGGAAACAGACGGGCGAGGGACTGAAATACAAGTCGGCGGCATCGCCCACAAAGTTACGGCCTTGATTCAGTTGCCGAAAGATTGCCCGGATGTGTCGCTTGGCGCAAAAGTTATTGTCGCCAACGATGCGGAATGTTCCGATGTCAGAATCACGGGGGTTTGCTTGAACTTCAAGCGTGACCAACTTCATTGCAGATTATGGCTATAACACCGAATTTCACCCGCGATGATGTCAAGAAACGTTGCGATGCGTTCCTTGACGCGATAAAAAGGCAACAAGTGAAACGCTTGCAAATGCTTGGTGAAATGTGTGTCGCCCATGCGCGTGAAGTCCCGCCGGAAATAGGATTCCATGACCAAACGGGCAATTTGCGTTCGTCAATCGGATATGCGGTTTTCGTGGATGGTGTCGCCATTCATTCAGCGTATGAACAGACCTTGAACGGGTCAACCGGGGTGAAAGTCGGTGAAGCCCTTGCAAAAAAGGTCGGTGAAACGACAACGGGCGTTTGCCTTGTAGTGACCGCCGGAATGAATTACGCCGTCCATGTCGAATCAAAGGGGCGCGATGTCATCACGTCCGCCGAACAATTAGCGAAAAGAGAGTTGCCAAAGATGCTTGAAAGATTGGTTAAAAACATACAACGAGCCGCAGACGCATGAAAACATCGTTCGACATAAATACAATTGTGTTCCGCATCTTGAACGTCCCATCGGTCAAGAATGCAATTTCGGGTGGCATCTACAAAGGCGATGACCGCCCGGATGATTCAACGGATGAAGATATTTGTATCAACACCATTTCGTTGACACAAGACTTCTTGCCGCAGATTGCGACAAGCAATGTGAATGTATATGTCGCCGACAAGCCAAAGAACATCAATGGCAAGTCAATGTTGAAAGCGGACACGGAACGTTTGGAAGCAATCACGGGCATTGTCTTGGCAACGTTACGGGCGGCGAAAGTCCCCGGTCTGTTGTTCACCATCGAAGCCCAATCCACATTGACAGAGCAAGGCACGAAGCAACATTTCGTGAACATCCGTATCGGGTGGAATATTCAGAGTAATTAACAATTAAATTCATACGAAAATGGCAGAAAGCACAACTATCACCCTTGGACTTTGCCAAATTCTTGTTGCCGATGCAAGCGCAGCCGGAACGATGCCAGCAAAGGCAGACATGACCAAGATTGGCAAGACATACAAGGACACGGCGAACATCAACCAAGATGCCGCCGATGTGACCGAACACTTTGAGGAGGGCAAATCAGCCCCGGAGGTTCGCAAGAAGTCGAAGAAAATCCCCAAGGTGACGTTCTCACTTATGAACCCCGACCCCGCCATGCTTGCGGCCTATGTAGGCGGCGCAGTTGACAACAACGGCGATTGGGGCTATGACGGCGATGAAGTGACCGCAAACAAAGCGGTCTATGTCGAGACCGAACAAGGTCTTGATTTCGCCATCCCCAACGGCGACATCGAAGCCGTCATCAACGGTGCATTGTCGGCATCCGGCATTGTGCTTGTTGACTTCACCGTGACACCTTGCGCCGTATCAGCGGGCAAGGCCATTCGCGCCGTCAAGAAAACCTAACCGCATGGCGGTTGTATCATCAAGAGAAAGCCCCAAAAGACCGCATCCCGCGAATCTTGCGGGGCTTTCTTGCTAATAGACAACGACATGAACGAAGAAAAAGAGAATATCAAACCCCTTGAACAAGAACGCGAGGAACTTAACAACCTTGTCAAACGGGGAATCAGTATCGAGGTCAAGGACTTCGATGTTGTCACGAAACCCGTGTTCTTTGGATTGTTCAAGAAACGCCAACTTGTCCCGGTATCACGCAAGTTCAAGATTGAAGAACCGACCCTTGGAACGCTTGACCGTCTTTCCCGTGAATGGATAGAATTTGCAATTGACGAAGCGAAGTTGAAATCCGATGACGGCATGAAAGAAGCGCGTTCAATGGCGACAAGGCATTCATTGCGTTGTGCCAAGGTCGTTGCAATCGCCGTCCTTGGCGAAGATTATCTTGTTCCAAAGGTCGGGCGAAATGGTGTCGTGAAGTATATTGAAGATGTCGAAAGACTTGAAGAACTGACGGCGTTATTCGCCCGTACAATCAAGCCGTCCCGGTTGAATCAACTTTACACGCTTATCAACCTAATGTGCAACCTTGGGGATTTTTTGAACTCTATTCGATTGATGTCAAGCGACCGAACATCCATGCCGATTCGGATAGAGGAAAACAGCGTGGTCTAAATAGTCCATACGGTCGCCGGGGTGCAATATGCGAACACTTCGGATGGACTTATGACTACCTATTGCACGGCATCGGATGGCCTACGGTTCAGAAGATGATGATTGACGCGCCAAGTTACGACATTGACGGCGAAGATAAGCATGAAGTCATCACATTGACCGAGAGCAACGAACAACAAATTTTGAACTATGTAAATAGCATGATGTAATGGCAGATATTGACAACGGCGCATTGTCGTTCAAATCAGAACTTGACAATTCGCAACTTGATTCAGCGATTGAAGAAACCTTGCGGCGTGTGCAAGGCTTGACGGATGCGACCGTTGCGGGCGGTCAACGCATGGATGAAGCCTTTGACTTGACGGCGCAAAGCATACGCGATAAGATAGGCGAAATCGGCGCGGCGTGTGAACTTCACGAAAACGCCATCAACGACCTTGAATCCAAATACAAGGAACTTGGCCGGATGGCGGGCGAGGCAATGGCATCCGGGCGCGATGAAGAATATCGGAAAATCGAAGCAGACCGGGCGGCGGTTCAAGGTGAAATCGAAGTCCGCAAACGTCTTTTGCAGGAATTGCGGGATGGTTCGGACGCATTGGAAGAACAAGCGTCCAAGTTGGAAGCACACGCCCAAAAGGTCAAGGAGAACGCAGACAACGCGCAATCCATGCGTTCCCGCATTAAGGAACTGAAAGAAGAAATGATGCAGTTGGCCGACCAAGGGATTGACCAACAAAGTGAAGCATATCAACGGTTGAAAGATGAACTTGGCCGTCTGCAAGACATCCAAGAAGATGTTTCGCAGCAAGGACGCATCCTTGCAAACGACCAAGCGCAATTTCAAGGTATCATTTCGGGGCTTTCCGGCATCGCGGGCGGTTTTTCGGCTGCAACGGGTGCAATCTCATTGTTCGCCGGAGAGAACGAGGACTTGCAGAAGATAATGACCAAAGTTCAATCGGTCATGGCAATCACCATCGGATTGCAGCAAGTTTCCGAGACCTTGAACAAGGATTCCGCCTTTTCCCTTGTCACCTTGCGCGGCATCAAAGAATGGTGGGCGAAAGTCGTTGGCGAAGCAACCGCCGCCGAGCAAGCAGAAACCGCCGCGATGACGGCCAACAATGCCGCCGTTGCAGCGAATGCAGCCACAACCGCCGCCGACACCGCCGCCAAGGGTACGAATGCAGCCGCAACCGGGGCAAATTCAGCCGCCAAGGTTGCAGACACGGAAGCCACCATCGCCAATGCCGGGGCAAAACATGCAGACACGGCGGCAACCGTTGAAAATACCGTTGCCAAGGATGCGGACACCGCCGCAACCGCCGGACATACGGCGGCAACCGCCGGGGACACCGCCGCAGTTGAAGTCAACACAACGGCAACCGGGGCGAACACGGGCGCAACGACCGCAAACACGGCGGCAAAGCAAGCCAACGCCGGGGCGCAAGGATCATCAACGGCGGCGGCGGGTGCAAACACAACCGCCCAAGCAGCAAACACGGCAGCGACAACCGCCCAAACAACGGCGGCGGTCGCAGGAACGGCGGCAAACTTGACCCTTGCCGGAGCATTCCGGGCGGTCGGCGTTGCCATCAAGTCGATTCCCGTCATCGGATGGGTGATTGCGGGCATTTCCGCATTGGTCGCCGTGGTTGCCCATTTTGTCGGCAAGGCCAACGAAGCCAAGAAAGCGGCAAAGGAATTTGGCGATGCCGTGGCCGAAAACGCATACAAGCCCATCGGAACAATCATGCAGTTGTCGAACGAGTGGGACAAATTGGGCGACAACATGGAAGCCAAGGAAAAGTTCATCGAGGAAAACCGCAAGAAGTTTGAAGAACTTGGCGTTGCAGTCAAGAACACCCGTGACGCGGAAAATCTTCTTGTCGCAAACAAGGAAGCATTTGTCAACGCGCAGATTGCAAAGGCAAAGGCACTTGTCATGTTGACGCAGACGCAAGAAAAGGTGAAAAAGGCGTTGGAACTGCAAGCAGAAATCGAAAGCATGTCCGATACAAAACAAGTCGGCTATGCCGCAGGAAATACCGGGTACGTCCAATATGTTACGGTTGAGAACACCGCAAAGACAGACAAGAAAAAGGAACTTCAAGAACTGAATGCCGAAATCAAAAAGGGATATGAATCCGCCTATGAATACGAAAAAGAGGGTGCGAAAGCATTGCGGGATGCCGGAATCAACGGGGTTAAGGAATATGCAGCCGGAACGGTTGGCGCAATCGAACAAGCCATTGCCAAGAAACAAGAAGCCTTGAAAGACTTGAAGCCGGACACAAAGGAATACAACGATGCAGT